TACTAGATAATCCACTAGGAGACGTTAATGCCTTTGATTGGTCCTCTTTCGATGCATTTGCAAGTCCCTTTTCATCTAATACATTTTCTGCAGACTTTTGACTATCAGATGCTAATTTTGCTGTAGCTACAGTTAATCCAATAGCAGCAAGTGCATATGGATTTTTTGCAATAGCTGCTGCCAGTTTTACACTCAGTGCTAAAAATTTTGGAATAAAACCACCGACTATTGATACGAGGCCTCCTGCCAGTGCTCCAAAACCAGTTCCAAATAAAAGAACAGCAGCAGTTAGTGCAGGCCACCAGTCCGTGACGAATCTAATTATACTATCTACTTTTTTCTCATTTTTGGGATCACTAAACCAATCAATCAATTTTATAACAGTTCTACCTATAAGAACATTAAGTAAGAAACCAAATATCTTATCAAAGATACTCTTAAATGGTTTTACTACTTTTCCAACAACATTCTTAATTCCTTTCCCTAGTCCAGACTCTATCTTATTCTCTCTAGACTTGGCACGATCTTTCTCTCTTTTTCTCCTTGCTGCCTCTGATGCTTTCTCTTCTGCCTTTCTTTCTTTTTGTAATGTCTGAATGATTTCATCAAGACCCTTCTCAACAGAGGCAAATTCTGCAGTTTCATCAAGACTACTGAGTTTTTCTGCTAGGTCACTTTTTTGTTCCTTAATTATATTCTTTATTCTTGTTATTTTTTCTGCATTTATTTTTATTCTTTTATCATGATCATTTACTTTGATGCGAGTAGTTCTTAAAATTCTAGAAAGTTTTCCAATCTTTGATTCTTTTCCACCCAAATCAGAACTACCACTAATTTCTCTACCCATCATCTTAGATGCAGATATTGTGGTAGATTTTATTTCTGGTGTGGTTGCAGTATCATCCATTAGATGCTTGTTGCTTTCGTTTTAATTCTTCTTCTTCAAGATGCTGCTGTAACAGTCCAACGTAGATATCCCTTTCCCATGGAATGAGATTTTCAATTTCAGTTAAACTGTATTTATGAAACTGCATCAAAGCAAAATTAATTTTATAGTAATTACCCAAATCCATGTGGACCAGGGCTAAGCGAAAAAACTTGCCAATCCCTCCAAGAGTACATCACTCTTTACTTTTGTTTTTGGATTAGTCACATTAATAGAATGTGAAAGTTTAGGCATTGTTTCAAAAAACTTCTCAATCTCTTTAAATTGAGAGGAGTTCATTTGTTCCAAGAAATCAGATAGTTCTTTCTTGCTACAATCACCAGCAACCCAAACCTCATCTTCATTATAAATTTTACCCATACAAGATGCGATAAGATCAAATGATTGATCCATAGCATTTTTTTCACTAAATTCAAAATTGTTTTTGATGAACTGATCTAGTGAAGGATAATTCATTTCTAACATAAGATTATCATTCAATTTAATTCTATTAGTATGGTCATCATCTTGGATTACTTTAATATCATCCAAATCAATTTGAACCAATACTTCAGTAACACCATCATCAGGACAAACAATATTAACATCAAGTTGCTCACCAACAGACTTACCACGAATATTCAAGAAAAGAAATTCAATATCAAAAGTTGGTAAGTGTTCTACCTTAACACCTTTAGTCAAAATACAATTTTTAATTACTGCTTTAATGGCATTTGTAATTTGCTTTGTATCCTCACTTTCTAAGGCAATAACAAGGAGTTTTTCTTCCCTAACAAGGAAGGGTCTAAACTTAATTGTTTCTCCAGTTGATGGCAATTCAAGTTCATATGTGGGAGCTGCAATTTTTGGTAAAGGCATAATGTCCTATAATTATCTCACTATTTTTATTTAGACGTTATTTTTAGTTTTCATAGAACTTGAACCCACCTGGTGGGTTACCTCCACCATTTAGCCAATCATTGAATGCACTTGAAGTCCTTCTTCTACCGCTCGAAAATGTAGGCAATCCTGAATTGGTTCCTTGGAAGGAATTAAATTGTGCTTGGGTAGAAGGTTCAAAAAGATTATTTCCTACGGTATCATATTTTGGAAAATCCAAATCTAAATCTAATATGGATTTTTCAAATGAACCATAATCAAATTCAAATGGGTTACCTTCAACAGAAGATGAAGAACTATCCTTAGTAGAACTACCAGGGCCAATGTAGTATCTCGTGTAGTTCATAGAAACCGTACATTTTAAAAGTTGAGATGTATCATAAGAAACTGGCATTGACGTAATTGCCACAGGAAATACATTAACAAAATTATATGTAAGAGGGACGACAGAATTTCTTTGATTTAGATTTTTTTCAAATTTAGTAACTTCTAATCCAGATCCTTTATATTCATCAGGATAACTAACTCGATATGAATAATTCTCTTTAGATATTCCACCGGATGAATTTTCATTCATAATAAATTTCATCCAAGATTCAAAAAATCTAATTGCCATATATTGTTGAGCATCACAATAAAATGTGAGATCAATACGATCCTGATAGATGCGTCTATATGCATGTCTCTCGGTTGACCCAGTAAAATCATTCTTTAACTCGGTAGTTGCAAGAGTAGAACCAGGAAGAGATGCATCACAACACGATAATTGAAGTCTATCTTGGTCTAGAACAAGTGCATTTTCTGCCATATATTTTCTAAACCTTTCCTGATCTCTAGGGAGACCAAGGTAAATCATAAAGTGAGAAGTTAAAGCAGGATTTAATAATTTGCTTTTTATTTGCGATACTTTTTGTGAGGTTGGTGCTACAGAAACGGAAGCCATTTATAAATAAGTTTTGACTTGTATATTATGTAGTCAAGTTAATGGCAGAAAGTATTAAGAGTAAATATAAACCATCTCATCCAGAGAAGTATAAAGGTAATCCTAACAACATTATTTGTAGAAGTAGTTGGGAGAGAAGATTTTGTAAGTGGTGTGATTTAAATGATAATATTGTTTCATGGGCTTCTGAAGAGTTCAGTATACCGTATGTTTCACCAGTTGACAATCGTGTTCATAGGTATTTTCCAGACTATCTAATTAAAGTTAAAGAGTCAAATGGAAAAATTAAAACTTATGTAGTTGAAGTAAAACCTAAAAAACAAACTGCTCCACCAAAGAAACCAAAACGACAAACCAAATCATATATCTACGAGTGTACCATGTATGCAGTCAATCAATCAAAATGGAAAGCTGCTAATGAATTTTGTAAAGACAATAGAATAGAATTCAAAATTATTACCGAAGAGGAGTTAGGTCTTAAATGAACCGATTAGAAAAAAACACAATTAATAATAGGACTAATGACCAAGAAGAAATGATGGAAGAAATCATGGAAATTTTAAAGGATACGGTCACTCCTATTCCAGATGTTGGTATGTATTGCACTTTTGTATATAATGCAAAAACTCCAGGAATTACATATGATCAACACCCTTTAGTTGCAGTCACTGATATTTTTCCATGGGGATTTCGTGCCATTAATTACCACTGGAGAGAATCAAGAGCATACACTTGGGCAGAAGTTGCTGGTCAAATGTATATTGTGGATCCAAAAGAACTAGATGATCTACTTAATATTCCATATGGAAAAATGATACTAAATAAATAAAAGATCTCTGCATAATGTCTAGCGCAACGAGTAAAATTGGTGCATTACCTGTAACTCTAAAGAGTGGCGGAATATTTGGATGGGGTGAAATTAAAAGGCAAGTATATATTGCAACAAAGATGACTAAAATAACATCTAGAGATGGAAAACCTACTTTTGAAGTAAAAATAATACGGTATAGTGATGCAAAGGGATCAGACCCAGAAACAATTGCCACTGGATATACTTACACGAACGCGGCACGAGAGGGTAAAGATCCTAAACTTGGAGGAGATGATTTTACAAAATTACACCTAGAAGTAGATTCTGATGTCGAGTCCATGATTCCTGCTCTTGCAAGAGAAATAAAATCAGGAAGAGTTAATAGATTAATCAAACAACAAATAAAAACTGATCCGTCAATTAAAGCCCTAGCACAAACTCGTCAAGAAAAAGATACTCTAGATGCTACCACCGGATCATCCGATAGGGAAAATCCAAATCAAACTGGAGGAGATACTTCAACTCCAGCACCAGCACCAGAAAGTGCGCCTGCTGATTTTGGAACTGCGAAGGCAAGAACCAAAGAATATCCTTTAAATTTACGTTACCCACTATCACTAGAACCAAAAACTCAAGATACTCTAAAAATTGATGTCTTAAAATTTGCTCCTAGAGACATTAAAGGATTAGAATTTACTGACAGACCTTCCATAGGAAGGACAAAAAATCAGGATGGAACTAGAACAATTCTCGGAACAGTTCTCCTCCCAGTGACACAAATTGCAGATAAAAATCAGGTTGGATGGGGTGGAGAAAAAATGAATGCCATGGATATAGCAGTGGCAGGACTTGCACTGAATACGATAAAGGATGGTGGTGAAGGATTTAGTGGTCAAGCAAAAGAAATTTTAAATGCTGCTAAAGGGGACCAGGAAGGTGTCAAAGGCGGCATTGCTGCATATTTTGCTCAAGCAGCATCAGGAACCAAAGGATTATTAGCAAGAACTGAGGGTGCAATCATCAACCCAAACTTTGAACTCTTGTTTAATGGACCGAAGTTAAGATCATTTGCATTCACTTACAGGATGAGTCCCAGAAATGGACCCGAATCTCAGACGATTATGCAAATCATTAGAATGTTCAAGCAGTCAATGGCAGTTCAAAGATCAACTACTAATTTATTTTTAAAGACTCCAAACACGTACCGATTGAGTTTCAGAAAATCAGCCGACGATGCACATAATTTTCTACCCAAAATTAAAGAGTGTGCTCTAGTATCATTCAATGTAAACTATGTTCCTGACGGAACTTATGCAACATATAAAAATTCTTCAATGGTCGCATACGAACTGCAGTTCCAATTCAGTGAACTTGAACCCATTTATAATGATGATTATACAACTAGTGATGGTGATGCAGACACTCAAATAGGTTACTAAAATGTCAAATTCATATTTCCGCAACTTACCAGATTTTGAATATGTAAACCGTAGTGTTGACGGTAAAAACATATCGGATTATACGACTGTTAAGAATCTTTTTAAGAGAGCAAAAATAAGACCTGATATATTTGAAAATGTAGTTTTCTTTAATAAGTATCACATCAAAGGGGATGATCGTCCAGATAATATTGCGAATGAACTATACAACGATCCAACACTAGACTGGGTAATTCTATTATCAAATAATATATTGAATGTATATAGTGAATGGCCTATGAGTCAAAGTGTTTTTGAAACATATTTGTTAGAAAAATACCTTGACATAAGACTTATTGAAGATACTCATCACTATGAATCAATCGAAGTAAAAGATCCTGACGGTAAAATTCTATTCCCAGAGGGTTTAGAAGTAGATGAAGATCAATCAATTACATATTTTGACAGAGGAACTGAATCATATAACACTATCACTGAGATGGTTACGGAAGTAACTAACCATCAGTATGAAGAAAAACTTAATAACAAAAAGAGAGAAATATTTGTAATAAAATCAAAGTATTTAAATATTATACTTGATGATCTTGAAGAAATGATGGAATACAAAAAAGGTTCCACTCAGTTTGTGAGTGGAACCTTAAAACGTGCTGATAATATCAGACTATTTGAGTAAGTTAATATAGGATGCGACGACTAAAAGAGTCAGACACAGTTGATTGTATCTCATCACTCTTCTGCAAGTTTCTGAAAGTAACTCAAAGCATCATCTTCATCACTATCATTAGATGTGGATGAACTAGAGCCAAGATTACTTAACTCGGACTGAAGATTTTCAGGCAGTTCAGACTTCTGAGAGCGAGAAGAAAATTCAGGAGTGAATGATCCACGATTGTTGTCCTCATCTGCAGTCTCCTCATCATAACGAACAGAAGTAGACTTCTGACCCAGAACCATCTTCAGACGAGTCTGTAGTTGCTCATAGGTTTTGAACTGATCTGCAGCAGTCATATCAGTCAATGAATATTGTTTCTTCCACAGTGCTTCCAGTGCATCATCATCGTCAAGCACAGGTGATACGCGACCAAACTCAGAAGAGTCATAGTTCCAGTAACCTGCAACTTTCTTCAGTTTCAGTTTGAAGTTAGCACCTTGCCAGAAATCAAAGGGGTTGATGGGAGTCTCATCCTCAAACTCAGGTTGCATTGCTTCCATGATCTTGTCAAAGATCTTCTTACCAAACTTATAGAGGAAGACTTGACCTTCGTTTTGTGGATTGGCTTTATCCTGCACAACATAGATGTTGGCATAATAGGACAGTTTGCGCTTTTGCTTACGTGCAATCTCTTTATCAGACTCAACGCCAGAGTTCCAGAGTTGACTGTTGTGCTCTGACACAGGGTCTTTGCCACCGTTTGTAGTCAGAGAGTTTTCGATGTACCAACCACCAGGGCCTTGGAAGGCATGGGAGTACATCTTTGCCCAAGGAAGTTCTTCTCCATCAGGAGCAGGGAGGAAACGGATTACGGCATAACCATTGCCGGTCTTATCCATTTCAGGTTTCCAGAGACGGTCATCTCCACCGCCACTAGTGTTATTCATCTTCTCAACTTCCTTAACCAGTTTAGAGGTCAGGGAACCAAGAGAGGATTGCTTTTTAAGATTTGCGAAAGACATAAGATTAATTAGATTTGTACGTATTTGGCTTGTGTGTACCTCAGTATTCTACTGGTCTGCTTTACCATTGTCAATCTGTTGCTTCATAATATCAAGCATCTTGTTCATTTGGTTAAAGACCGTTGTAATTTCAACATCAGGTGGCAGACCCATCATTTTAGCAGACTCTATAATATTTTGTTTCATCTGCTTTGCTTCAGGATCATCTGATAAAGAGAGCCTTGCAAAAAGAATTTTTTGTTTGTTAAGAAGTTTTTCAAGAAGTTTAACATGGCGTAATTTATCACTGTTATTCGTATATGCAAATTGCATCATATTAGAATATACTTCTTCCTGTAGTTCAGAGATTTCAACCATCTCTGCTCTTACTATTTCAGAATCAAAAAAACTCATTTATCTCCAATTACCACTTCTTTTAAAATACTTTTATACTTAGGTACATCAATATTTAGAAACGGAGAATATTTTTTCATTCTCATACTGACGGTTTCCCACACTGGGTCAGTGAGATTTTTATCCCACTGTTTCTGATATCCTAAGATGCCATTCAGGATTACCATAGTTTCAATAGAAATATTTCCACGAAGGTGTTCTTTGAGTATTTGAGGATGCCGTAATCCATCCATGGCAAACATGGAATTAAAATTACTATCATCAAAGATAGTTTCTACCTCTTCTTTAAAAAGGTATGAAAGAGATTGAGTTCTTTTTTTCCATGCAGTATATCGACCTTCTCCTTCTTTGATCATTTCACCAATCCAAAGTTTACTTGGATCAGTGCATGTGATGAAGTTGGATACAAAGAAATCTATTACTTCCTTGTCATCTTTATTACGTGATATCTTTTCAAACCAGAAACGATCTTTACGTTTATAAAATGATTTGACAGTTGCACGACTCTTTCCGTTATATTTGTGATAGTCGTAAGAATTTTTTGTAAAATGATTTTTCAGTGACAAGTAACAACGATAACAATCAAAAGGCATCATTCAAAATACTAATTTTGCGCGAGAAGTTTTTTTAAGAAAATTAAGTTCCATAGCCTCATACTTAATTTTTTCCTTCAATGGTTTAGGGATTAATTTTGGCACAGACTCAAGATCAATAGAATTCCTTTCACAGAAATAAACTATTGCATCGATGTAACTCAATACCTCTTGCTCTTGCACAAGAGTTTCAATCTCTTGTGCAAAACGAGCTGGACAAAAGAATTTGCTCTCAAATGCTTTTTCTAGTTCATTCTCTACTTTTTGTAGTTGTTTGCTAGGTTCCATTGTGTCCAATATTGTGAGATACAAATTCTTTAATATACCGAACTAATAATTTAATATAATCCCCTTTGTTCCTTTTGTCAAATACTTCGACTTCGCCGTCAGGAGTAACCATAATAGTGATGAGTTTCTTAACGGGGATACCAGTCAACTCATAGTAGGCAGCAGCATAGAAAGTTTCCTGAACAAAATAGTTCTCTAACCACTCTTCTGGTTTAATTTTTTCGGATGTCTTAAAATCGATGACAGCGAGTTCGCCTTCGTACTCTCCGATACAGTCAACTCTACCTGCCAATCCAAGATACTCTGAGTACAGAGTTCTTTCTATAG